TGCCTACTTGCCTAGCATGGCTGTGGCGGCTAGAACTGGTGCCGGTTTCGGTATAGGTGGCAATCTCGTGGGCTTCCCTAGAATTTAAGCAGGATTACTTTGTTTAATTAATGTATAATGCGTAAAACATTAATTAAGCGTAAAAAATCAGGGAAATCAAGACGTAGACTCACTCGGAAAATAGTGAAAAGAGGTGGTGGAATGGGTAGCGATTTAAGACAATCACTTGTAACTCTATGCCGTAGAGGAAAATGGGAAGAATATGACACAATAACACAACAAATCATTTCGGATTATAGGTTAAAGAACAAGAAAGACTTTTTTATTCACTTAGACAACCAGATAAAAACATTTAAACCAGATACATTGTTATGTTTAGAGAGAAGTTTAACACAATTACAAGAAGATGGTATACCAGAATCAATGGTTCATTTGTCACACGTCCTTGATGTTCGCGATGGCCGAGTTTAACAAGTAGGATAAAACACCCATCCAATGTCATCACATATTTTCCGCCAAATTTCGTCTTGTTCCACCTTCTTATCGTCATCCTTTAACATCGGAATTTCGCTCAAATACTTGTCTTCTCCTAGCAATTCGCAAAATTTGTATAAGACAAAGTAATAATTCAAAAAATTTATCCTAACATTAGGACAATGTTTGGAGAAATACTTCTCAATTTCCAAGAACAAATTACACAACTTGTCTTCTAGTTGAGGTGACATAATCGGTGGTGTTATGCCCAATTTATGCTTTATAAAGTTAATGTGCTCATAATACTTGTTGTAATTTAACTTCTTCAATATATCTTTACAGACACTATATGACAATTTCTCTCTAGTTGCATTAATTCGTTCCTTCTTTATCTGTAACTTAATATTTTCAATGATTTCATCAGGTATTTGTGTAGTTTCTTTGCCTTGAAACTGCGAGAGAATTTCCTTGAAATGATTGATCCGCTTATAAGCATAAAAACATACCTCTTGTGGGGGTTCTTTATATGAAGGTTTATCACTGTCTATCAAGTAAGAATACTGACGGCCACACTTGTTACACACTAAAATCCCGTCACTTTCAACTGGTATCAGCTCACCTCCGTTGCAAGCACACATTTCATGGTTTGTAACATAATCATTTACATCGATAAACCGCTCATCAACATTTTTTAAATAACATACATGGCTTTGTGTAGTCTGCTGCTGAGATTGTTGTGACTGGTGATGCGGTTGCTCATCCTTCTTTTTAAAAAACGAATTAAGCATTTGTTGCCTTGCTGAGACCTCTTGTTTAACTGGCTCTACTTGTTGCTGCTTCTTTTTTTCAAAATAACTGAAAATGTGTTTTGTATTAGTTAAGTAATACTCTTTCTTCTCTCTCTCTAATTCACGTATTTCCAAGTTAATTTCTTTAATTCTGTCCTTCATATCAAGGACTTCATCGAGAGAAAGCATCGAATTCCCAGCAATTTCAGATGTTAAAAACGATTTCTCTTCTAGCAACGAAGGTATCACTTCTTCATCGTAACAATCAAATTTAGAAACAAATTCATTATGTTTACTATCTAACGTTACAAGCGTTTTGTCATCGACTTCTATCTTTTTATTTGTCTTATGTTTAAATGTTGGCATTAATTAAAATTAGCATTAAAGTATTTAAATGAATTGTTGGATAAAAACATTTTTTGAGTTTTGGATGGCAATAATTAAGAATGATTTGTGTATAAATCACGCTTATGTTTTCTAGATGGATGTCAGTAATTATGGACATTGAAGAAGAACAAAGCATTAAGATGGATTACATAAAATTTAGGAAAATCATGTTTATAAACAACGCAATCGAACAAGGATGGACTATTAAAAAAGAGAAGAACGCATACATATTTACTAAAAAACATGAAGGTAAAAAAGAGATTTATTTAGACAACTATTTAAAAAAGTTTTTATGCGAAAATATGAAGGCTGAATTATAAACAACAGCGAAAAATTTAAGCGAACATAAAACTCAATTTTGTTGGATTTTATTTTCATGGAATTTAAGCATTTTCAAGAATTTATTTTCTTTAGTGATAGTATAATAAAATGGGAGGAGGATTAATGCAGCTTGTTGCTTACGGCGCTCAGGACGTCTACTTGACGGGCCAGCCCCAAATTACTTTCTGGAAGGTTACCTACAGACGCCACACGAACTTCGCGATGGAGTCTATTGAGAACACCTTCAACGGACAGGCTGACTTCGGTCGCCGTGTTCAGTGCACTATCTCACGCAATGGTGATGGTGCCTACAAGACCTACCTTCAGGTCACTCTCCCCGAGATAGCTAAGACAGACGCATCTTTCGCTCGTTGGCTTGACTACCCCGGTGAGCAGCTCATCAACATGGTTGAGGTTGAGATCGGTGGCCAGCGTATTGACCGCCAGTATGGTGACTGGATGCACATCTGGAACCAGCTTACCCTCACAACTGAGGCTGAGCGCGGCTACAACAAGATGGTTGGTCAGACTACCCAGCTTACTTACATCACTGACCCCACGTTCGCCGATGTTGACCAGCCTTGCAATGACCTTGCCCCCGCTGCCGTCTGCACTCCCCGTAACACTCTTCCCGAGACCACTCTCTACGTGCCTCTCCAGTTCTGGTTTTGCCGTAACCCCGGTCTTGCTCTTCCTTTGATTGCGCTCCAGTACCACGAGGTCAAGATCAATGTTGAGTTCCGCCCTATTGATGAGTGCTTGTGGGCTATTAACACGACGCTCACTTCCGGCGGCAAGGCGTCTCTTGCCTACTCCAAGTCGCTCGTTGCTGCCTCTCTCTATGTTGACTACATCTTCCTCGACACTGATGAGCGCCGCCGCATGGCCCAGAACCCCCATGAGTACCTCATCGAGCAGCTCCAGTTCACTGGTGATGAGTCGATTGGTAGCTCCAGCAACAAGATCAAGCTCAACTTCAACCACCCCTGCAAGGAGTTAGTTTGGGTTGTTCAGCCTGATGAGAACGTTGACTACTGCGCATCGCTCACTTCTAACAATCTCCTCTACAAGGCTCTCGGTGCTCAGCCTTTCAACTACACCGACGCGGTTGACGCTCTCCCCAACGCCATCCACGCGTTTGCTGGACCTGGAACTGTTGACGGAAATAACGGTTTCATAACTGGCTCGGGTTTCTTTGAAGATGCTGGTGCTGATTTAGTTTTAGGCACTGCTTGGTCGACGTCTTCCTACAATGAGCTTGGAGCTGCTAGTCCTGACAAGGGCTCATCCGTCTCCGATGCTGGTGCCTTCGTCCTCGCCGAGACTGCCCTCAACATGCACTGCTGGGGCCAGAACCCCGTGGTCACCGCTAAGCTCCAGCTTAACGGCCAGGATCGCTTCTCTGAGCGCGAGGGAACATACTTTGACCTTGTTCAGCCATTCCAGCACCACACTCGCAACCCCGACACTGGTATCAACGTCTACTCGTTCGCTCTTCGCCCTGAGGAGCACCAGCCTTCGGGCACTGCCAACTTCTCGCGCATTGACAACGCTAACCTCCAGCTTGTCGTGTCGTACAACGCAATCGGTAACACCAAGACCGCCAAGGTCCGCGTTTATGCCACTAACTACAACGTTCTCCGCGTGATGAGCGGTATGGCGGGCGTAGCTTATAGCAACTAATCCATGTCCAATAATGGCTGGACTTTGAATATATTATTTGCCAAAAACCTACTTAAAGAAAATTCATGATATACCATTATAACATGGATTTGCTAAGAATGCCGTCGTTTAAGCCCACATTCGCGGTCAATACCCAGGACAATTGCGGTGAAATCACTTTAAAAAATTGCTCAATTTTGTGCGATACGAATGACATGATTACACTTATGAACAACAAAATACAAACCAGAGAGAAAGCATTAACTTTGTTGTACAAATTTAACCCTGATATTGACACAATTAACTTTATTAATGATGACACCAACGACTTCCGACGCGAAAATGTTGAAATCAGCCCTCTTCAGAAATACGCTCACTTAATGAAGAATTACACATTGAATGAATATATTGGAGGCCACAAAACAGAGATGGGTTCTTATGCAAATCGTCTAAAAAATCCCAAATGGTTAGCATCCGATACTAGTGGAAATGATCTCGTGCTAATGTATTGTGAGACAAACACAATATGTATTCTTTGCCCTCAATCACACCAAATTATTCTTGATTTCGAAGAAACTCATGGTAAAAAGATTACTTGGTATTGTGGAGAGAACAATTACATTATAGGACGTCTGTCGGAGCACAAATTGTTGTACATCCACCAAGTTATCACTGGTTGCTATGGAAATGGAAAAGGCACTGGAATTATAAGCGTCGACCATGAAAATCGAAATCCACTTGATAACCGGTTTAATAACCTTAGAATCGCTACACGAAAACAGCAAGAAGATAACTCGTCTGGAATAATGCCTAACACAAAACGCACAAGACAGAGAAATGCGAGGGAATTGCCAGACGGAATTACACAAGATATGTTGAAAAAATATGTTGTCTATTATGTCGGATATTTGAGTGCTGATCGGACAAAATGGAGAGATTTTTTTACAGTTGAGGGTCATCCTGCAATGCGTGGAAAAACATGGACGACCACAAAATCAATGAAGGTCAGCGCCGAACAAAAGTTGATGGATGCGAATAAGGTAGTTGAGGACTTGGACCGCGGTATAATTCCAACGTCAATCTCAGAACAATCCAAAACAGTAACATCAACTACTACAACAATCACCCTCCCCAAATACATCCGCATCAGTAATGCTCGTGGAAAGCCGCATCTTGAACTGGACAAGCGCAATGAAGGCGACGGTCCACGAATTTCTCTCAAAATGGTTCTCCCTGAAAACTACGACATAACAACTGAACTCCCGAAGTTCATCCAAAAAGTCATCTCAAAATACCCCGAATTAACTTCTCTTTACAATACAAATGGCGAAGATAGTAACGTGTAAAAAACATACGTCCAAGCATAAACGCTGTATTCGCAAACGAGACGGCAAGGTATTCTCTCTTCCACGCAAATTCACCCGAAAACAATGTACTCGCCGCAAACCGCGCGGATTTACTATGCGTAGCAGTTGTGCTCCTTATTTTTAAGCGCAAAACCACTTAAAGAATACTTATCAATACAATATACCACCACTCAAAAAATGCAAATTTTCGTGAAGACC